CTCAAGTGAGATTAGTACTTATACTCGCAGACCGTCTACGGGTATACGAAGGACTCAAATTCTTAGCTGAGTTTGAGTTCTCCGCTACACCATCTATTGAACAAATTGAAGAAGTGAGAACCCAAAAGTATGACTAAACCATTTGATGTAGTAGACTTCATTATTGAATTCGAATCAGGTAACTTAAATATGGAAAGAACTATCAAAGGATTCCAATACCTAATCAATACTCGCACAATCAATAACCTACAAGGCTCATACCAGCGTATGGCTCAACAACTAATTGATAATGGCCTCTGCGAATATCCACCCACCTCGAATAGTTAAAACGTACACCTCCAAGTTAGACGGTAGAGTCAATATAAACTACATCTATGAATGCCATCGATGTAAGTCTCTATGGATAACTTCTAAAGAGTACAAGGAGCATGTATGCAAGTTGAATCTCCTGTCTTAATCGCTGGTATCGGCTTAGTGTATCTCTATATCTCTATAGAACAATTCACTAAAGGTAATATCGGTATGTCAATAACCTACTTTGGATATGCTCTCGGTAACGTGGGCTTATATATGTTAACACAATGACACTATTACATTGCCCTGAATGCATGAGTACTAAAATACTTGTATACGAAGAAACATCATGGGATATCAACAACTATGAAATGTACTGTCACTCTGTAAAACTATGTGACGCAGATGCAAAAGCTCGTTGCCAAGACTGTGACTGGACAGGTCAACAACAACAACTAGAAGGATGGAATGAACTTAATCAAGACAGTTAAACGATGGGTTGCAGGTAGTGATAAGCTCTTCGATATCTACGAGTGTACTGTAGATGAAGTTGAAGAATATACCTCCGACTCAGGTAAGTCTATGGTGAAGGTTACTATCGGTGACACTGAGTATACAGGACTCCATAACAAATGGGTCTATGAACATCTCTGTGAAAACGAAAGTAGTCCTTCATTCGTAGTCATGTGGCGAGCACCTAAAGGCAAACCTATGGTTGCTTATGTAAAAGAAATATGGCAAGACCATATCAAGGGAGAATACAATGTCGAAGTCCCCGCCGAAACTAACGCCTACAGCAACAGCGGTGAGTCATTTGTTTATCTTTGGACAAACAAAGACACCGATAGAAAGTATATCGGAAAGCACAAGGGAACAGCTGATGATGGATATGTCTGCAGCAGTGAAAGCCTTATCGCAGAGTACAATGAATGCCCCTCAAGATTCATCCGTACAATCCTAGCGTATGGTACTGATCAAGAGATGCATGAGTTGGAAACTCAACTAATCATCACGCTGAAAGCTACTAAGAGTCATCTGTATTACAACATGAGTAACAACTTAAGGAAAGACTAATGAACAAAACATGGACATTCACGCCTAAATTTAGCATCAATGACACTGTATACTTTCGAGATGGAGAATCAGTAAGTAAGCTAACTGTAAAGTCTATTCAGCCTATTGTGATGGCTGATAACTGGAAGCCAGATGAAATCAGTTTAACAATCCGATACTACATTACTGGTTTTGTAAGCTCAGTTGGAAAAGTTGTAGCTGAAGAACTCTTATATGCAACTGCTGATGAGGCTTTTAAATGAAACCAATGTTATTACCACGAGAGTTACCTGACTTAGATACTCTCAAGTATCCTGTTATTGTGACTCCTAAGCTAGATGGTATCCGCTGTCTAATTAAAGATGGAGTAGCATTAAGCCGTACCCTTAAGCCTATCCCTAACAAGCACATCCAACAATGGGCATCTGATAATGCTGTTACCTTTCATGGTATGGATGGTGAACTAATTGTTGGTTCTCCAACATCACCTACTGTCTATCGTGATACTAACTCTTTTGTTATGTCACATGATAAAGTAGGTGACTTTATGTTCTACCATTTCGACTGGTGGGATGATACAATTAGTGACTATATTGGTCGTACTATGCCTCACGAATACCATAGTGAATGGCCTAACCATACTCATGTACTACGATATGAAGCAGCTAACAAACAAGAGCTACTAGAGATTGAGGAAGAATACCTCAATGACGGTTATGAAGGAGTAATCATTCGTAACTTCAAAGGTAAATACAAGTACGGTCGTTGTACTATGAAAGAAGCTAATGCCTTTAAGCTTAAACGCTTCGAAGATGCTGAGGCTACTATTGTAGGATTCGAAGAAGAAATGCACAATGGAAACGAAGCAGAAACAAATGAACTTGGACGCACTAAGAGGTCAACTAGTAAGGCTGGACTCCGAGGTAAAGGAACTCTCGGTGCTCTTGTGTGCAGAACAAGTGACGGAGTTGAATTTAACATTGGCTCAGGTTTCGACTCTGATGATCGAACAAATTTCTGGAGGGATCAGGAACAACTTAAAGGGGCTATTGTCAAGTACAAACACTTCCCTATTGGGGTTAAAGATAAGCCACGACACCCTATCTTCCTTGGGTTCCGGGACAAGATCGATATGTAGCATGCAAACCCGAGACGGTACCTTATAGAGAACACACCATGAAAAAGCAAACAGTAGTAACCGTAGTATACTTTCTTGAAGAGTCATCTGAAGATGAAGTCAAATACCTTATTGACTCTATGTCAGCAGAACTCAACAAGAATGAAACATATCAAATCGTAAACATCGAGGACATCGAACAATGAATCTAATCCCTGTAGCCACCCAAGAGGAATGTGCTGAAGTAATCCAAGCTATCAGTAAGTGTTTTCGATTTACTCTGAACCATCATCACCCTGAAACAGGAGTTACTAACAAACACCATCTCGAAGTAGAAATTGGTCAACTGAAGTGCATGCTCGATCTCCTGTCTAACCAATGGGAGTTAGACCGAAGTGTTATCCTTAAAGCATATGACCATAAGCTAATGAACTACAACTATTGGGATAAAGAACATGGGGTACTCAAATGATTATTGAAACAGAAACAAACTCTCTTAACGTTACTTTGATTTTCTCTAAACCTATTAACGTGTTTCAAGAAGAACTACTGATTGAAACCCTTAAAGAACTGTCTGAGATCAACCGTAAATACATTGAAAGCTACGAGGAATACTTATGAAATCTCAACGTGACTGGGATGAATTCTACCTGCGAATCGCTGAGTTAACAGCACAACAATCGTATGCAGAAGACCGTAAGGTTGGTGCATTAATCGTTAAAGACGACAACATTATTTCATTCTCTTATAATGGTACACCTCCAAAAACTAACAACGACACTCAAACAAATACCGTACTACATGCGGAGGCTCAAGCCATCGCTAAGGTGGCGCGTTCGAATAGCAGTACTATCGGTGCTACTCTTTATTGCACCTGCTCTCCTTGTATTGATTGCGCTAAACTTATTTTTAGTGTGGGAATTAAGCGAGTAGTATACAGCAGTGAATATAAGTGTATGGATGGTGTAGACTTCCTACGCAAGATGGGTGTAGCTATCAACCATACGCTACCTCAGAACAGTCTCGCTGACCCTGCTTGGTTAGCTAAAACAGGATTAACTTAATGCTAACAGAAGGCTGGACAAACCTCCTTCTCTTATGCTCATTGTTTTATATTGTGTACCTACAATACCAACTCAGTGATCGTGATGAGACAATAGAGAGCTTCAATGAACTCTTAATGGAAATGGCTGAAGAATTAACCGAGTTAGGTTCTCCTAACGTAACATGGAAGAAGATCAATGAGGAAGGATAAACGATTCCCTACCGTACAGGTAGAAGTAGCTTGCTTACCTGCTGCTGAAGACCAAGTTGCTAAGGTATTCTTCAACATTCTTGCTGACTACTGTAGTCGATTCAATGTGAAAGTCGTTGAAGAAAAGTACAAAGTTAGTATTGCCTGTGTAGAATACGCAGATGATAACGAAGAGATGGGTATGACTATCCACGGTGAAGATAATGCTGGTCGTATCCTTGTACAGATTCGTGACCCATACCTCAGCGACTGGGAAAACAACTACTTCACCAAGCAACTATTCCTATACATCATGTGCCATGAATTCGTTCATGTGTGCCAGCACTTAACTAAGCGCGATGGGTTTAGGGTTCCTAAATGTTCATACGATAAAGAATCTTCTCGTGAGTCATACTTCTTTGACCCATGTGAGGTAGAGGCTCGTGTGTTCGAACATTTCTACACTGTAATGTATGCAGATAAACTACTATGACTAAACTAAGATTGTGTGTTGACATCGAGACCAATGGTCTTATGCCACATGTAAATAAAATCTGGTGTATGGTTGCTATCAACTCAGACACCGGAGAGGTACACTCATTCTCTGACTATGACCCTAACTTACCTACACTCAATGATGGCCTTGATTTCATTAGCAAAGCTGATATCATTTATGGTCATAACTTTATTGGTTACGACTTGGTTGTTCTCAAGCATCTCACTGGATGGTCACCACCAGAATCAGTAAAGGTTATTGACACCTGGATTATGTCTCAAACTAACCAATTCAAACGAGATCATAAGCATGGTCTTGAGGGTTGGGGTTCTAAGCTTGGATTTCCTAAGCTAGAGTTCAATGACTGGGAAAGTGGATTCACTCAAGAGATGCTTACCTACTGTATCCGTGACGTTGAACTAAACGTTAAGGTGTACAAGATCTTAGTAGAAGAAGCTAAGAAGATCATTAGTAAATTCCCTATGTACGCTAAGGGTCTTGAAGTTGAGAATCGCTTTGCTGCTATCGAGGCTGGCATCCGTAGTAAGGGTTGGGTCTTTGATATGGCTGGTGCTCAGACACTACTGACTCGTATGAATAACGAAATGGAACGTATCGAAGGTGTCTTAGAGCCTTTGATTGGTCTACGTTGTATCAAGAAAGATAAGCCTGATGAATTCAAAACACCTGCATGGCGTAAAGATGGATGCTACACTGTGGCCACTGTACGTCACTTCGGATATGACCAAGAAACAGGTAAGACAACTCGTCCGATTGAAGGCCCGTATTCTCGTATCTCCTTTGAACAAGGTAAAGTGGGTAGTATTGAAGTAGTAAAAGACTACTTGTACTCTATCGGATGGGTACCTGATGAATGGAACGTTGAACGTGTTAATGGTAAGTTCGTTAACAAATCCCCTAAGATCACAGAGACTTCATTAGAAGTTCTAGGTGGTGGTGCTCCGCTAATCAGCGAGTACTATACGCTACGTGCTCGTAAGGGTATCTTAGAAGGATGGATTCGTGAATCAACAGAACATCCAGACCACCGTCTTCATGGTCGTATGTGGACTATTGGTACTCCTACCTTTAGGTGTCGCCACGAGGTTATTGCTAATCTACCTAGTGTTGACGCTGTTTATGGCAAAGAGATGCGTGGATTACTTCAGTGTGAGCCTGGGACAGTCATTATCGGGGCTGACTCTGCTGGTAACCAAATGCGTGGTCTTTGCCACTATATCGGCAACGATGATTTTACTAATGAGGTAATCAATGGAGATGTCCACACTCGAAACGCAGAAGCTATTGGTACAACACGTAAACTTGCTAAGCCATTCTTGTACGCGTTCCTCTTTGGAGGCGGGGCACTTAAACTGGGCAGTATCCTTACCGGAAAGCGTGATGCTAAAGCTGGACAAGAAGCTATGTCCAAGTTCGAAAATTCAATCCCCGGACTTGCCGAACTTAAAGCCAAGCTCTCAGGACAATTCGAGCGAACTGAAGCTGCGTTTGGTAAAGGGAACGCTTGGGTCCGAGGTCTAGATGGTCGTATTGTATTCGTAAGTTCTCAACATCAGGTATTAAATTATGTCTTACAAACAGCAGAAGGTATCACTTGTAAAGCTGCAGCAGTATACATGCAGGATGAGATGCGTAAGCGTAGAATCCCTCACTACTTTGCTCTACATTACCATGATGAATTTGCAATTGTGGTTCCTGAACAGTTTGAGCAGGAAGTAAAAGAGTTATCTATTGAAGCGTTCACTGAAGCGCCTAAGTGGTTTGGTATTAATTGCATGGGCGGTGATGCCCACACAGGAAAAACATATGCAGAAGTTCATTAAATCTTTACAAATTATTATTCGTATTTTGGTAGCTACAACCTACTTAGTCCTTGTATTCCCGTTCGTGATAGCAGGTTTTATGTATGAGTCTATTGCTGACGCATTCAAGGCAGGTCGAATGATTAACTTTGAGGCGTGGTTAAATGATGTCTGAAGTTGAACATAACTTCGAGGAAGTAATCATTGACGTTGACAGTATTGTCTATCAAATTGCTTTCACTACACCTTCACCAGCACTAGCTAAGAAAGCTCTTGATAACTTTATTAAAGATATCATCGAGACTACTGACTCTGGTTCTGCTCTTATCTTCATGAAAGGTTCTAACAACTTCAGGTACATCTGTGACCCTGAGTATAAGAACACTCGTAAGGATACTATCGAACCAGAGATCAAAGAGCGTATCGAGAAGCTATACGAGTATGCTGAAGAGTTCTGTACTAAAGGTGAAGACGGTGAGGCTGATGACTACTGTTCTATCTACGCTAAGAAAGCTCTAGATGAAGGTCGTCCTTATGTAGTAGCTCATATCGATAAAGACCTTAACTGTATTCCAGGTTGGCACTACAACTTTCGTAAGAAAGAATTTTACTTCATGGATGATTCAGAGGCTTACCGCTTCTTGATGATGCAGGTCTTAACAGGTGATGCTACAGATAACATTCATGGGCTACGTGGTGTAGGTGAAAAGACAGCTATCAAGCTTACTAAAGACACACCTAATAACCTACTGTGGAATAAGGTTATCGAGATCTGGAAAACGAAACAACCTGAAACATGGGAAAATAACTTCCTGAAATGTGCTAACTGCATCTACATGCGTGAGTCTCTTGATGACCTACGACATCTCAACTTTGAAGAATTGAAAGAACGTTTAACATGGAATACGGACACTGGCACCCTCTCACAGACAGACCAGACGATGCCTTTGGATTCATCTACTATGTCGAAAACCTCCAATCAGGACGCCGATACATCGGCAGAAAGCAGTTAATAAGTGTATCAAGAAAGACAGTACCCGGACTTAAGCGAAGAAGGGTTACTCGAACAGAGAGTGATTGGCGATCATATAAATCCTCCTGTCGAGAACTCCTTGATGATATTGAGTACTACGGATTTGAATCATTTACTTTTGTTATTTACAAATGGTGTTGTGGCCCCGGAGATCTTACGTATAGCGAAGTCCAAGAGCAATGGCAATGTGAGGTCTTATCACGAGATGAAACACCTGATGGTGAACGTCTCTGGTACAACGGAAACATTGGAGCTGTCAAGTTTTTAAAACCTAAATCGTATGAGTAAGAAATTAAAACTACCAATCAAGAATGTCCAGTATGAGGATGAGGTCTCATTGAAGGATGAATTCAAAAACAAGTTCAAAGAAAAGAAACAAACTCAACAACAAGCCCATGAGCGTAGACAAATGCTCAGGGAGATTCGAGAAAACAGAGACTGGAATTAACCTATGTCACGATGGATCCACGCACCGTGTCCTAAATGTTCATCATCCGATGCGTTTAGCTACAAAGAAGATGACTCACATGGCTTCTGCTTTAGTTGCCAGAAGTCATCTCCAATCGACCCCGCATATACACCAACCGAATATCACACTGAAGACTACAACATGCACACACTAAACGAGATTACAAATTATGACACACGAGGATTTCAAGAACGAGGTATCACTAAAACTGTCGCAGCTCAATACGGAGTTAAAGTTTCGTATGCTGAAGACGGTACTATGGCTAGTCATTTTTATCCTTACACTAAAGATGGAATGGTCGTGGCTTACAAAGAACGAAAGTTACCTAAGTCATTTGTCATCCACGGTGACTTTAAAGGCATACAACTCTTTGGACAAGCAAACGCTACTGGTGGTAAACGAATCGTCATATGTGAAGGAGAGCTTGATGCGCTCGCTGTAGCACAAGCCCAATACGACAAGTACCAACGGTTCTATCCAGCGGTAGCACTACCTTCTGCCTCTGCTACATCAATGATTCTCGAACAGCGTGAATGGTTACGTGGGTTCGATGAAGTCGTATTGATGTTTGACATGGATGAACCCGGTCAGAAAGCTGTTCAAGCTGCAGCTAAGATTATCGGCTACGATAAAGTAAAGGTAGCATCACTACCCGAGAAAGACCCTTGTGATGTACTAATCAAACAAGGTTCTGCAGCTCTAATGAACTGTATCTTCAATGCAGTTACATACAGCCCTTCTGATGTAGTCAAGGGTGAAGCTGTATGGGAACAATTCAAACTTAAGCAGTCTGTTGTATCCCTAGCCTACCCTTCTTGTTTGAACTCACTCAATGACAAGCTCTTCGGTATGCGTCTCGGTGAGATCGTACTGTTCACTTCAGGTACTGGCTCAGGTAAATCTACTGTCATCAAAGAGATTGTCCTAGAAATCCTAGACAAGACTCAAGACATGGTAGGTATGGTATCACTTGAAGAGTCTGTAGGTGATACTGCAGAGAAGTTCATTGGTATGCAGCTTAAGAAAGATCTTAAGTCAGCTGATATCTCCGAGGAAGAACAGTATAAAGCATTCAAGACTGTCTTCGGTGATGAACGCTTAGTACTACTTGACCACCAAGGTTCTGTTAGTGATGAGTCATTGATTGATAAGATTGAACACCTAGCATTGATGGGTTGTAAGTACATTATCCTTGACCACATTACTATTGCTGTATCTGAAGGTGTTAAGGGTAAGACAGGTAACGAAGCAGTTGACTCCTTCATGTCTGACCTACTCAAGATCACTAAGAAGCATAACATCTGGTTAGGTGTTGTATCTCACTTGCGTAAAGGTGAAAAGCCATTCGAAGAAGGTCACATGCCTTCTATCGATGACATCAAAGGCTCAGGCTCTATCAAACAAATCTCGTTCGATATCATTGCCTTCTGCCGTAATATGGTTGCTGAGATGGAACAAGTCCGTAACACAATCCGACTCCGTGTCCTTAAATGCCGACACACTGGTCGCACTGGTGACTGTGGTAGCACATCGTATGATGCTAAAACAGGCCGTCTAAATCAAACTTCTTTTGTGGATTTCGAATAATGGCATTAATTAAACTTGACAACTACCGCTTGTACCTTGAAACCTTAATGAAGGATAACGAGGAACGTATTAAAGGCATTGAGCATCGCGCTCAACTAAGAAAAGCAGAATACGAAGATGGCTTCTTTGCTAATTTATTCCGCTGGAAATGGGAAAATAGTTTTGAGTACTTTCACGAATGGGATGGTGGTTACTGGCTTAAAGATAGTAACAAACAAATTGCTCGTGAACTTGAAAAGCTAGACTACCATAAAGCATTAGGTGACACCTTAATTGAATTCAATGATGGTAAGTTCTCATCTAAAGACTTCTATTCCTTTGCCAAGAAAAACAACTTACCCTAAAGAACAATGAATCCAACACAATATCTTACTGAACGAGTAGCCAAGGTAGTATTAAACTCAGATAAGATCTATAATGAGGGTGCGCGTCTCCTTGCATACCACCCCACATGGGAATACGATCTAGAAAGGTTTATAAATGAATCATGGGACACTCTACTACGTTACTGCATTCGAAATAAAAATGCAACCCATTCAGCCTCTGTTAAGCTCACTTTCGCTAGTGACCTTATTGGAAAACGAATCGCAAGGGCTATTGGTACAGATGAACACAACATCAAATCAACCCTCTCGCTCGGAGACCTATTGCTTGAAACCTTCTTACAAGACGGTCTAATCGATATCTTCCGTGAGTATGACGGTCGTAAGGCTCCATACATGGTACGTATTGTTAACCAAACAGATGATGTTAAGCCCACGTTAATCGGCACATCATTTGAACCGCTACTACCTATCACTGGTTTGTATAGTCATCTTACTAAAGAACCGTTCATCAAAGGCTGGTCTAACAGTCGATTGTTCCATGAGTACCTAGACAAACCGTTCATCAAGAGTCTAGAAACATTACGCCAACAGCCTTGGAAACTAAACATTCCAGTGCTAGAGGCTATGGAGAATACATACCCTTCAGAAACTCTTGACTTGGTTGATGAGAATGGTGAGATCTTTGTATACAACATTCACCATGAGAACCTTAACTTACCTAAGAAGCTTAACCACTTAGATGGTACTAAGTTCATGGGTAAGAAAGACCCTAAGCTACAGCGCATGCTGAGTAAGTACTTCGAGTACAATCAAGTACTGAAGAAAGCACGATTAGTTAATGACCAGACCTTCTATCAAGAAGTCTCTTGTGACTATCGTGGACGAGTCTACTATGCTGAATCATTCCTTGAGTTCCAAGGTAGTGACTTAGCTCGTAGTCTCTTTTTATTCGCTAACAAAAAGCATGTCAGTGAAAAAGGTTTCTTCTGGTTAAAGGTACATACAGCAGCTTGCTACAATACTTCGTTTAACATCGATGAAATCCCAAGCTACTTTAAGACTGACTACAAAGCTTACCTACAAGAAGAAGGTCTTGATACTATCTCCTTAGACAAAATGACATTAGATGATCGTGCTGCTTGGGTTGATAACAACATGGAGTCTATTAAGAAAGTTGCGCGTCATCGTATCATCAACATGTCAGCTGAAAAGCCTTATAGCTTCTTAGCTGCTTGTTTAGAAATCGAGGGATACAATCAGTCAAAGATGCTCCGACAAGAGTACATGTCAGGGTTCCCTATTCCTATTGATGGTTCTAATAACGGCTGGCAACATCTTGCAGCTATGTCTAAGGATAAACAAGCAGGTACATTAGTGTCCTTAGTACCTACTCCTATCCAGAAAGACTTCTACGTAGCTGTTGCTAAAGAACTTATCACCATCATGCCTGACTGGTTTACAGAGAAGCAAATGCCTATGAAGCATATCCGTAAGGGTATCGCTAAACGAGGCTCTATGACTCGTGCTTACTCAGCAGGTAAACAACGTATCGCCAAGAACATGTATGATGATTGCCACGTAGAAGGTTTTACTGTTAAGTATAACATTGATCAAGATCAGTGTGATACTCTGGCAGGTAACTTGATTAAGGCTATCAACACTGTATGTGCTGGTCCACTTAAAACAACTAAATACTTACAGAAGATTGCAGAACATGAACTTAACTCCGGTAGAAATAACCTTACTTGGCACACTCCTAGTGGCTTCCCTGTGGTTTACAAAGCTTATCTTCAGCACGAACGCAAACAGCGAGGTACGATACGAGGCATTACGGGAAATAAAGATGGTCGTATCATGCACGTTATCAAAGTGGATGTCCTCAATAAAGAAACTGGGGAAAAAGTACCATGCCGTAGGAGTTTTGCTTCGGGTATTAGCCCTAACGTTGTACATTCCTATGATGCTGCTCACATGGCTAATACTATTGTTGGCTTTAACGGTAGCTTCGGTGCAGTTCATGATTCTTTTAGTACTCACGCTAATGAAGTGGACTTTCTACAAGAAGTAACTAAGATGAACTTCATTGCTCAGTATGATACAGAAAACTTCTTTAACACTCTACAAGATACTCTCATGGAGAATAAAGAATCATTCACTTTCCCTCAGCCTGAGACCGGAAGTTTAGACCTCCAAGACGTTTATAACTCAAAGTATTTCTTTTGCTAATTCAGTCGGTACCTAATACCGAACAACAACAAACAAGGACTCCATGAACTCATATCAAGAACTTATCGCTAAATCCCGCTACGCTCGCTATCTCCCTGAGAAAAAGCGCCGTGAGAACTGGGATGAAACAGCAGACCGCTGGACAGACTTCTTTAAAGAACAATTAGCAGGTAAACTAGATACCACAGACAGCATCTGGGGTATGTTAAACAACGAAATCAAGACACTAAGTACCCTCCCCTCAATGCGCTCAATTATGACTGCAGGTGAGGCACTCCGCAGGACTCACGTAGCTGCTTATAACTGTAGCTACCTACCTGTAGACCATCAGCGTTGTTTCGATGAAGCAATGTACATCTTACTATGTGGTACTGGTGTAGGCTTCTCATGTGAGTCTCAATATACTCAGCAGCTCCCTGTTGTACCTCAGTTACACCAGTCAGAACACCTGATTGTAGTAGAGGACAGCAAAGAAGGTTGGTGTTATGCCTTCCAAGAACTCGTTGACTGCTTATACAAAGGTATTATCCCTACATGGGATGTATCTAATGTACGTCCAGCAGGTGCTCCACTAAAAACCTTTGGTGGTCGTGCTAGTGGTCCAGAGCCTTTGGTATCTTTGTTTAACTACACAGTTAAGAAGTTCACTAAAGCTAAGGGTCGTAAGCTAAAGAACATCGAAGCACATGACATCATGTGTAAGATCGGTGAAGTAGTAGTGGTAGGTGGTGTACGCCGTTCAGCTATGATTAGCTTAGGTGACTTGTCTGACCGTGACCATGCCACAGCTAAAGCTGGTGAATGGTGGAAAGGCTTTGGCGAACGCGCCCTAGCTAATAACTCAGCAGTATACCAGACTAAACCATCTGTTGGTGAGTTCATGAAGGAATGGTTAGATATCTATAACAGTCACTCAGGTGAACGTGGTATCTTCAACCGTGAAGCATCACAGATTATGGCATCTAAGTGGGGTCGCCGGGCAAAAGACGTACAGTACGGTACTAACCCTTGCTCAGAGATTATTCTTAAGCCATATCAGTTCTGTAACCTTTCTACCATTGTAGTCGAAGCAGGTGATACTATTGAATCACTCAAGTTGAAGGTTCGCTTTGCTACTATCATGGGTACTATGCAGTCTACCTTAACTGACTTCCCTTACCTACGTGATGTATGGAAACAGAACACAGAGCAGGAACGTTTACTAGGTGTATCTATGACAGGTATCCTTGATAACGCTATTCTCCGTGGTGAAGGTTGTGACCTAGAAGCACTACTATCAGAACTCCGTGATGTAGCCCGTGAGACTAACAAGGAGTGGGCTGAGATCTTAGGTGTACCTGAGTCTGCAGCTATTACTTGTGTTAAGCCAGAAGGTACAGTGTCTCAGTTGACATTGACATCTAGTGGCATCCATGCGGGTCATGCTCCATACTACATTCGCCGTATTCGTCAGGATAAGAAGGATCCATTGACTCAGTTCTTGATCTCTCAAGGTATCCCTAATGAAGACTGCGTAATGAAGCCAGACCAGACATCTGTGTTTAGCTTCCCTATGCGTTCACCCGGGTTTACTCGTGAAGACTTAACTGCTATTCAACATCTTGAGATCTGGTTAGCTTATCAACGTCACTGGTGTGAACACAAACCATCTGTAACTATCTCTGTTAAAGAGCATGAGTGGCCTATGGTTGGTGCATGGGTATATGAACACTTTGACGAGTGTACTGGTATCTCTTTCCTACCTGATGACGGTGGTACTTACCGACAAGCTCCCTACGAGAACACTGATAGCTCAACCTATAAGCGTCTACTCGATACTCTTCCTTCCATTGACTGGGAACTCTTCGTTGAAGACCGTGACAATGTAGAAGGTGCTCAAACACTCGCATGTACAGCAGGAGGCTGTGAACTATGAACAAACTAACTAAAGTATACACTGAATGGTGTGGTCCATGTAAAATGATGACTGAAATCCTTAAAGATATTGACCTTGGAGGTGAGTTTAATACTACACTAGAAGAGATTGATGCTGCTCAGGATAAAGAGATTCTAATCAAACACCAAATCCGAGGTGTACCATACTTTATCTTAGAAGATTCTGAAGGTAATGTACTACGCAAACAGAGTGGTGCAATGACTCTAGAAGAAACTCGTAAGTTTCTAGCTGGAGCCTAATAGGAAACACGGCCCTCATCTTAGCATGCGGGTTCTTCTATACGCGTCCTAATCAGACCAGCCACAGCTCTTTGGCGAAACCCACAAGGATAGAGAAACTTAGTAGCTAATCCACTTGATGAGTGGTGTCGTTGGTGAAGTACTAAGAACAAGTATGGGTTACCTCTCATACTTATTTATTCCGGAAAACCCGAGCAAGGTGCATGGGCTTGACTGTTAATCAATGGTTAGGTCGGTTCGATTCCGACATCCGGAGCCAAGAACAATACTCATTACAACGGAGGTTAAATATGGGTGATTTTAAATATAGAAATATTGACAAGGTAAAAGTAGAACAACTAGGAATGCCATTAGGTACTGCTAGAAATAGATTAGTTAAACAAATCATGTTTGATTTAGTCAAGAAAACCGATAATAATTTATGTCATCATTGTGGTCTGGAGATTACAGATATAAAAGATTTATCTATTGAACACAAGCAATCATGGCTACATTCAGATGACCCTGTTGGCTTATACTTTGATTTAAACAATATAGCTTTTAGTCATACGTCCTGCAATTATTCTGCAGGATCTTTGAATAGACAAAACAAATAAAGGATTCTGAGCAGCATTGGCGACTGCAGCAGACTGTAAATCTGTGGCCTTATGGCAACTAGGTTCGACTCCTAGAGGATCCACCAAAACAAACTGTGTGTGAGAAAGTCTGGTTAATCTACCTGCCTTGGAAGCAGGAAATCGGTGGTTCAAATCCATCCACACAGACCAATACGCGGCGTTCGTTCAGTGACAGGACTGTGGATTCCAAATCCGCTAACGGAGGTTTGATTCCTTCACGCTGTGCCAGTAAGTAATATGCAGTAGATAGTGTAATAGCAGCACACCTGTCTGTGAAACAGGTAGACAGGGAGCGTAACCCGTCTTTCTGCCCAATAACGGAGACGTGTCAGAGTGGTTTAATGTATCTGGCTTGAACCCAGATGAGTCCTAACAGGCTCCGTGAGTTCGAATCTCACCGTCTCCTCCACTAACAACGAGTCATTAGCTCAGTGAATAGAGCATCGGTCTTCTACACCGTTGGTCAGTGGTTTGAATCCACTATGACTCACCAAGGACACAAGTATGGATGATATCATTGAAGACTACGAATTAAATTTACCCTATGACCCATTGTATGAGTCATCATGGGATACATTCAATCAGGAGAATTAATATATGGGTAAAGGCTCAGGACGCCGTAACGAAGATGCTGAGAAAGTACGCAGTAATTGGGATGCCATTTGGAGTCCAAAGAAACCTGCAGAAACGCTAGCTGAACATGTATTCAATGACAAGGTTAAAGAATACGCACATGCGGTTGACACTGCATTAATAAAAGGAAACAACAATGACGACAAAAAATAAGGATACCTTAGTATCCGCACTTCGATGCTTGTTCGCTGATAACTTTGTAGTGTATTATAAGGCTCATGGCTTTCACTTCAATGTAGAAGGTCCAACATTTGCCCAAGACCATGCTCTATTAGGTGAAGTATACGACTTCCTATACGAGTACCACGATATGTTTGGTGAACAGCTACGTCAGTTAGATAAGCCAGCTCCTTCATCTTTGAAAGCTATCCTTGGTATTTCAGAAGTAACAGAAGCAGCCTCTGCAACAATGTCTAGCAGCAGCATGATTGAAAATTTACTAGAAGACTTTGAATTATTAACCCGCAATGGTCAATGGCTATACGAAGCTTCTGGTGAATGCTGTTATGGTGGTTTAGAAACTCTTGTAGGTGATTACCTAAAAGACCTTTCCAAGCTACGTTGGAAACTAAAAGCAACTGTAGGAAAGAGTTTTAAATGAGTACCCCTTACACCAACTATAATATCTTCGCTTTGAGTGGCGACCCTACTACATCTGATATGGATGTATGTAGCAAATTAGGTTTAGACCCTACCTTAGCAGGTACTCCGCAGATTAACGATGCAGCAATTAAAAAGATGCATGAACAGAACTACAAAGGCTACATTGAACGTGGCCTACCTGAAGACGTAGCTCAAAAGCAAGCTGATAAAGCTGCCAATGATGCTCGTAAACAAGTACAACAACTAATGGCTAAACGCCATAAATAAAAAAAATAACCCCTATTAGGAATAATCCTAGTAGGGGTTTTTTATTTGTTTAATGGTTCATTTGGTAGATACCATGCTTACGCACGTTATTGTTAGCCATAAAATCGTCAAAGCCAATTTGAACTTGATGAGGGAAATCTTTTGCCCATGCATCAAACTTATTATCAGCTCCACCAACAGACAAATGAGACTCAGCGATCTTAAATAGCTTTTCAAACTGATCACCTTTAACGGCAATCATTGGGGAATCGTATCTCCAACCGTGTTTCTTAGCTTCATTCAAAGTCTCTTGAATCTTCGCTACGTAGTTCTCCCAAGGCTTTGTATCGCCGGGTTTACAGTAACTCTTAATGTAATGTTGTTTGTAGCTTTCACCTGTGATCTTCTTCTGTAGCTCATCAAAGAGAGCGCCAAGAGAAGGGAAGTCACCTTCTGCACCAATGCCAATATAATTATCTAATTTTGTTTTAGCTAACATATCTGAGCGAGCTTGCTTATAAGCGTCTTGTAGGCGATTAGCAAACTTCTTGATCTCAGGTACAGCTTGCGGGATAGCTATATTGTTATAAGCATTACGGTAAAGATGCATACTATCCATTGAAGTAATCAATGAGTCGTGAACAGTCGCTACAGGTAATGGGATACTTCTACCTGAGTTAACAGCCAGCATCATAAGCTTTAGTAAGTCACCGTCAGTCGATTGAATAGGCATAACGCCTAGCAAACGAGACAATGCTGAACCTAAAGGATTCTCAAATGTATCAAACTCTCCGGTTCGTTTATTAAAGAAGTATTGAGTTGGTTTAGCTGCACTAGCATTCAATCGGCGTTTAGCTTCAGGTGATTCAACAACACCCTCTGGTGTCATGTAGGGGGTAGTTACTGCACCCCTCTTCTTCATCTGAACTAAATTACCTTCTTGATCTTCTGCTTGCCACATGAAGTCTTTAACTACATCTGGTGTGAAGCCCACATCAACTGAACCAAAGATCCAGCTATCTTGAGCTGTACCTGTGATAACGGGTACTGTATCCATAATAGCAAACATACGACCTAGTCGTTTTAACATGCTTACAAATGTAGGATCAACTACCTTTCTCAAAGTACTTTCTAGTGCTTTAGACAAGTCGTTTACAGCAGCGTAAATGTCTGTGTATTCGTTATCAACACCAACTAACTCTTGGCTAGCAATATTACCGTAGGTATCATCATCAAAGAAGTCGATCAAGTGATCACCAAACATTGAAGCGTCTTTACCATATGCGTATTGCATTAGAGCAGCTTTAAACATATCAGAAGCCAAATCATCTGGGTTCGCTTCCATTGCTTTAGCAAAGAAGTTTTTCCAAGCAATAAGCTTATCAGGACTATCTTTCAAGAGACCTTCTAATTGCTGAGTGATGTCATTCAAAGCGTATCCGCGCATGTCTTCTAAGTTTGGAGTTGCTGAACCTAAACGATTAGCAATCTTAGACGAACCAGAATAAATAGCTTGTAAGAAAATACCGTTCTGATTACCGTCATCATAATTCAATGCGGTTAATCTGTGATGTGAATTCTTTGCAGCAGGGTCACCAGCTTTCTTTTGAAGCTGATACATATCATTCCATAAGTTCTGGAACCCTTGTGCTTCACCTCGTGGCATCTTTGCTAATAGGTTTTCAATGTTAGAAAAGTCTTTACCAGACTGACCATCATCCATCAACCAATCATTGTACTCACGACCTAAAGAAGCTAAGTGATTACCAATTTCAGGTGTGTATTTATTAATGATATCAACTTCGCCAAACTTAGTAATAGATGGGTTGTGTACTGAGCTGTCACCAGAGAAAGAGTAATAGTTAATTACTGCACACTCCATAAGACCAAGCATAGCTCGATCAGAAGGTGTCATCTCAAGTAAAGCCTTTTGACGAGCCACACCTTTTGCTTTGAAGATAGGAGTTGCACGTTGTTGTAGGTTACGAATAGTATCCGCAGAACCTTCACCAAACAAAGCAAACGGTTGAACCATTGCTTGCAATCCGAAGTTAAGCATCTCACGTACGCCGCCCTTAGAGGCTAAGATATCAGTGCCTAGGCTGTTACGGAAGAATCGTTGGTTAGTTAACGAATGAATATATCCTGTATACAACATACCTTGCATACTCTTAGCGTTCCCTAGATCGTACTCTAGCATATGAAGCTTCTGATCAATCTCTTCACGAGCATGCTTGCGTTTAGCTGCAGCTAAATTAGACTTGTCAGTATCAGTACCTTTATAATCCCGTGGAGGCTGCACTCTATCCATCAGCTTTTTGTAAGATGAATGATCTACCTTATGACGTTTAGCAAACTTACTAGTTGAGTAGTAACCAGTTTCGTCATCCACCATTTTAGCTTGAATATCTTTAAGCTGTTTAGTAGTAGAAATTACTGCAGTAGGTTCAAAGAACTCTGCAATAGAACCAAACATATCCTTAACAACCTCTGCTACAGTCTCAGTTGAACCGGGAACAGACATAGAGTTACGACTCTTCTGAGAACCGGGTCTAATAAAAGTTCCACCAGCAATACGAGGTACCTTGGCAGGAGGGGATCTGCCCATGTCACCAGCCAAAGCTTCAGTTAAGTACTTCAAGTCACGAGCATCAGACTTAAGACGATCATTTGAGGCATAAGCCCAACGACCGTTCTTATCCTTAATTGCTTTGTGTTCACCACGATAGATAGCTGATTTAACTTTAGCTTCTGCAAGTGATCTAACACTCTCAGGAGACATCTTATAACCCGTCTTATCTAACGAGTTACTAAAGTAGTGTAACACAGAGTTGATTAAGTCTTCTTCACGAGCTGTTTCACCATCAAAACGAGGATCACTACTAGATGTTCTTACGTCTTTGTTGTTGTAAGACATTGTTTGACCAGCAGATAATGCGTGTGCCACACCTAACAAAGTAGATAACGGCGCAGCATATTCCATTGGGATGCCTTCATCATGGAGTACCTTAAGACCTACTGGAACACCTTCAAAGCCAGGTGCCATGCTTGAGATACCTCGGGTGCTGCCTACATTGAACAATGCGTCTTCTGTAACTACAGACACATTATTCAAGGCATCTGCAGCATTGTTCGCCCATGATTTAATTTGGCTATCATCAAATGTTGGTGTAACCTTGTTTTGTGCTTCTAAAACTTTCTTAGAGAACTGGTATGGATCATCTGTATTAGTAAAAGCTTCTGTAAAATCAGGAACAGCTCTCAAGTCTTCTTGTTGCTGTTGACCGTATTGATCCATTGTAATAGGCTTAGTAGCGTATTGACCAGTAGCTTCATCAAACACAGGCATGCCATCTGGACCCAAGACAGGTTCAGAACGAGGACGCGCAGCAAGTGATGATTGTGAAGCCTGAGCTAAGTCTTCAACAGGAGACTCAGCAGTAATTGTTGGAGCTTCAATCGCACCAGTAATACCCGTTGAAGGTAGTGGAGGTACATCTACTCTTTGAGGGGAATAGAGACCAACACCTTCAGGTACGGCTTGTGCGGCAGGAACAACAGGAGGTGGAGTTCCACCGAACTTGTCGCTCGATTGTTGGAGGAGAGCATCTAGTGATTGTGCCGCTCGGGGCACACCACTAAAGCCTCTACCAGTACTATTTGTATTAGTAGTGATTGCCATTATTACCTTTCTTGTTTAAAAGCAGAAGCAATAGTGCTTGCTGCAATTGGGAAGCTACCGACAAGCGGTGCTGATCTTACTAATTGTTTAACACCTTTTTCAGTGTTACCTGTTGCAATGTTAGCTATACCTGAGCCAGCTCGGTCAGCCCAAGCAATAGAAGGCGCTACGTTTGTTACTTTGTCCCATGCCCAACCACCGGGACTGTCCTTAAAGGCAGGTCCATTGACTGGGATTACTGGTGAAATGGTATTCAAGACTGTTTCATATCTACCTAATAAGCCAGAACTATTTAAAGCCCGTTGAGTCTTCTTGAGTTTAGATTTAACATAAGGGCTATCGTCACCATAAGACACTTGATCTTTAAGCATGTTGAGTAAGAAGCCAGCTAAGATAGTCATACCCATTGCTGAGAACGCTTGGTACCTCATGCTCGCTCCACCATTAACAATGTAATCGCGATACAATCTTGGTAACAAGACTGCATGAGCTGTTGCCATGAACTTACCCATTACGGTTAACACCTTCAAGCGAGGGTCGTTAAAGTATACAGGAGTGTTATGGAATTGAGGGTTAACAGCGCGTGAATCAACAAAGTTACCTAATGCTGTGAACAGCTGATCTTGGAACTTACCTGTTTCTTCTGACTCTAATCTAGTATCACTAAACAAATTCTCACCCGGGAAACTATCCAAGATAGTCAAGGCGTTATAAACATCTAGACCGTACTTTTGAAGCTCCATCAAGCCATAAGCTTGTTCTTTACTTAAACCTCTACCTGAACTAAACGCAGAAATACGTTTCTCAGGTGGTACAGTAGATAACACTGCTAGGTGGTTTGATAAGATATCCGCACCAACAGAAAGAATAGCCATACGGTTAGCATCTGTCTGAGCACGAAGAGCAATAGCTGAAGCGTATACTTCCATTACTTTACGAAGAACAGTAGTGCTAGAGTATTCAAACTTAGCTGCAGCATCAAAGCCAACTTCACTAAAACCTAATCTATGGAACAAGCCACGGTTAGTTAATCGTTTGGTTAACGCTTCAACTTCATCAGCTATCTCGAAGAACTCTTTATCAGAGATATCCTGTCGCTCTAACTCTTTGTTCATGGCATTCAGTTTGTTTTGAAGCTTAACATCAGGAATCATACGCATACGACTGATACCTAACATTGAAGCACTAAAGGCGCTGAATCTATTCAAGTCTGAACCAATCTCTGCTTTGAATTCTTTAAAGTAATTCCCTAATTGCTCAGGGACTTTAGCAGCAGGAGTACCAGCAGTGGCTAGTGTTGCTTCTGTCTGAGAAGAAATAGCTGCCTTAGATAAAGAAGAAAGCATGAGTGCAGTGTTTAACCAAGTAGCTGCAGTGTCTAATTTGGGATAGTTATCTCTGAACTCAGTACCATAAGTACCGTTCATTAAGTCATACCACCGTTTAGCTTCTGTTGCAGTGTCCTTGAATGCCTCTTGAGCGTGATCAGAACCAACGGTTCCAAACTCACCTGACTTATAAGCCATGTCTAAAAGCCTAGCTAACACTTCACCATTCTCACCCACAAAGGTTTTAAGAGCAAGCTTACGAGCTAGACTTTCTTTCATGTGATTAATAGAGTCTAGAATACTAGGCTCAAACACATGAGACAAGTTAGGGTTACTAAACAAGTTAAACTTATTTAAATAATCTTTAGCGTTAGAAGCCTTCTGTTTGTTAGTTGATAGCAGGTTATTAACTGCTTTTGTAACTTCATCACGATCAGCCATGACCTCACCAGTGCTTGGATCAACAGAGCTATTCATAACCTCATCGATAATCTGATCTCTGTTAGCCACAATCTTCATTGGGTCAACTTTGTATTGATTAAACAAAGCATTCTCATCGGCTAAGTGACCAACTGGGATACCAGCTGCACGCATCTCTTTAACAATCAATGCATGAGTTTTATCCATCTCATCTTTCCAAAGCTGTAGCTCTGGGTTAATATCTTTAGGTAACTTCTGACCTTGTGACCAGTAGTTTTGCCAAGCAGATTTTACTAAGTGATCAACGTCTGAAGTAGCAATATTCATCTTAGCTGCGAGCGCGTCTTTAGAGTCAGTAGCCCATTTACCTAGAGTACGTTGTTCAAAGCCCTGTGCATGGTCGCCCGGTAAAATACCATAGCCACCCATAATTGCCTTGACATACGCCAAGTTACGTTTAAAGGTACCATCTTCGTTAACAATAGAAGCTACTGTTGTATGACCTAGTTGTCTTAGCGTACGACCTGGATCTGAAATAATTTCTTTCATTCCATTGAAGAAGCCCTTATGGGTAGGTATAGTATTCATATCTAGCTTAGTATCGTAGCGGCTGTCATTAACAACAGCACGAGACACATCTTGAATAGTATCAAAACCACCACCTTGTTGCTTCATCCGCTGATTATCAGCTTGAAACATTTGAGCTTCACCCAAGGATTTCTCATAAAGCTTCTTGTCATCATACAATGAATGCCACTGAGCAAAGTCCATGAATTGACCGGGCACATGCATGGTGTGACCCATTACAGCACCACCAACTACAGCATCAATCAACTGATCTTTAAAACCTCTTTGGTATTCAAAGTTACGGTTCCATTCACCAGACTGACCTGCCATTTGTAAGTATTGTTGGAGACCTTCAGTACCACCTTCAACAGCCATCTTACCTACACCTGCACCAGTGTTACGTAAGAACGCTTCAGGAGAAAATGCTTGCTGTTTAGCAAACTCTTTACCTGTACCTACAAAAGAAAGAATCTCTGCCTTAGTAGCGTTATCAATAATAGCCACGGCTTCTGCGCGAGTTGCAGCACGAGTAATGTTATTCACATCGGGCTTCATTAACGCAGTAATAGCAGCTTCCTTACCTTCACGAGTAAGGATATTCTTACCACCTAATAAAGTACCCATACCAATACGGTCAGCAGCACCAGAGCCTAAGCCTGTAAAGATAGCTAATGAAGCGTTCTTTTTGTCGTCAGGTTGGTCAGCATAGTATTGACCCGCATATAAAGCAGATGCAGGTAATGTAGAAATAGCACCAGCCAATAAGCCAGCACCACCTGTTGCAATAGTAGCTGCTACTGTAACAGCCATTTGTGGTAGTGTACCTGCAAACAAGTTACCAACATAAGTAGCTGTATCGCTAGCCGTAGTTAAAGCACCTTGATGTGTACGAATATCACGGTAAGACGATAACGTAGTAGGTAAGGCGGCTTGATCTAACTTAATGCGTTCAACACCAAGAGCAGCACGTTTGGTTAGCCAATCCCACTGCATAGCTTCACCAGCCATTTGATCAATACCACCAAGACCTTTCAGAACTTCTAGTCCTGCGTTCTTTAAGGCAGTAGTCTTTTGGTTGTACGCTTCGTTCATAATAGTACGATCGTCTGCACGAGACCATACACCACCCACAATATCAGGTGTCATACCAGCAACCATTAAAGATTGTCGGGCATCATTTAATTCTTTTTCCTTCTGGGGTCTAACATCAAAAGGGTATTTACCTTCTGCTAAATCTTTTTCAAGTAAAGCAATTTCTTTTTCAATACGAGCCTGTGCGCCTACTCCAACGCTGCTTTTAAACTGAGCATACTCAGCTTCACTACCTACGTTAATCTTAGGAATGTATTGAGGAGTTCTTTGTTGACGTAGCAACTGCTCTTCTACCTTACGAGCATCTTGTACCTTAGCGAGTACAGGGTCTTGCTTAGACTCTTCAGGATACATTGAAGAGAAAGCATTAATAGCTCTACGAGACGACATTACTTCGGGTGAGGAAAAAGGAGTTGGCTCAGACAAGCCAGTCTTAGTAGCAAAGTCCCCATACACTTCTTGTGTACGAGGGTTTACTAAATCACCAATCTGTCGGGTAGGATAACTTGGATCCTTACCCGCAGGACGTACATCAGAAAAGCCAGCAATCTCCGCTGCTTTAGGCCCAAATTCTGAGATACCTTGGTATGCACCCGGAACAAATATACCCTTACGGATATGACCTACTTCAGGTGCGTTCATCCCACGGATACGCATGTTGTTCATTGTATCAGGGTCTGACCAACGAGGCGTTGTAGGATTCTTACCGTTAGTTGTTACGGCTGACTTAGGGGATAATTCTTCCCGTTCTTTATCTATTTCTGCAATAGATGATTCAATAAGTGGATGCATTAATCCCCTCCATCAGTTATTCAATTGGAACAATACGTTTTAATTTCTTATTCATAGGTGTTTCAGCCTTAGGATCTGACATGTAAATGCCAAACTCCATCATAGGTGAATACCCTTTTGTAGATAGATTAGAAATTTCTTGTTGTTGTTTAAGTGAAAGCTTTTCCCATGACTTTTTAACAGAGTTAAAAGCATCACTGTCTGAGCGTTGCCCACCACTAATTGTCTTCAGTGCATTACCAAAGTCCATAGCAGCTTTAGAGCTTGGTAGCTCAAACTTACCATCCTCTTTTGAAGCATTAAACTTGTTACGATCAGTTGGATGTAACGTTAATACTTTCTCAGTACGGTAAGCACGATCAAATGAGTCTTTAGTAATCTCTGCATTATCTCTTTGTAGTTTCTGGATAACACCAGTACTAGCCTCAGAGAATTGAGCAGGGCTTAATCGACCAGGTCCAACAGTATCCATAGCAGCAAGAGTTACTACGTGAGCAATCTCACCAGTGTTAACTTTGTCTGCAGCAGTAAGCTTGTTAGTTGCCTTATCCTTAGCATGAGGTTGTACCTCTGGTAAGATAGCCTTGATGTTCTTAACAGTCTTCTCATACTGTTGATCATACACATCTTTGCTCCACATACTATTAGCTTCAAATACGTCACCATTAGTAGTTCTAATATGACCAGAAGTTCTGTCACGATGGCCAACAATAGGTCGTCCTTCTTTATCAAAGAACGTTTCCCACTTAGGTAAGAAAGCAGAAGCATTAGGGTCACGATGAATGTGGTTAACAGCTAATAGTTCAGAGGCTCTACGGAAGTTTGCCCGTTGTTCAGCAATCTGTTCTTCTTGCGTTCCATCTTTCAGCTTTGCATGTGCTATCTTAACAGCCTCTGCACGAACGCTTGGTGGTACATCTCCTTTAGCAAATGTTAAGAATTGATCTTGATCTTTCTCTAACTCAGCTTGTGCTTGTTTCTTACCAGCAGCAAGGTCTTTCAAGTCTAAACGTTTAATCTCACGTTCATAGCGGCGGTCTTCTGCTGCAATGGTACGTTTCTCTGAGCGAATATCTCTGGCTTCTTGTTGCTTAAACGCTTCTTGTTGAGCATTACGTTTGTCAGCGTGAGCTAACACATCACGACCTGCATATCTTAAGGCTTGAGTTGGATTATACCCAAGAGCCATACTACCACCTGCTGTTAAAGCAAATCGTACTAAGTCTTTACGGTTAAAAATACCAGAGTCTCCATATGCGTCTTCAATAATTTTAGTAACAAGTGATTTATCATTCTTTGCAAGTGCTGCGTCAATCTTATTGTTAAACGCTTTATCTGCAGCTAATTGCCTTGCTAACTCAGCGTTGTCTTCATCAGATTTTAACGCTTCAGGTGTAATACTACGAGTAGGAGCGCCGCCTTTAGCCCACTGTTTAACATCTGCATTGTATTGATCATCCACAGGGAATGGTACTGATACAGCTTGTTTAACATCAGGGTTGTATTGGTCGTCTTTAAGAGGAATTGCACCTTGTTTAACGTCAGGATTGTATTGGTCATCTTGCATAGCAGGAACAGCAGCTTGTGCTACTGGGGTTGCAGGTTTAGCAGATAACTCAGTAACAGATACAGGAGGTGGTTGACCTTGTTTATACAAGTCATCAGCAGCACCTACTGGCACTTTCAAACCAATACGATCTGCAAAGGGTGACTGACCGTTAGCTTCACGGGTATCACGATACAATGCAGCCTTGTTAACAATCTCAGGTGTCATATTTCCAGCAGCCACTGTAGCAACTTCATCACGACTTAATGTAGGCACAACACTAGGGTATTGACCCTTGTTATCGTCTAAAGTATATTCAGTAGCAGGTACCTCAGCAGAACCAACGTTACCCATGTAACCATTACCCTTAGGCATTGGGAGTGAATAATCAATAGGTGCTACAGTAGGGTCATCGTTTTGATATCTAAACCCATAAGGTGCAATACCTTGGGTTACATTCTCAATACCGTCATCATAGTACTGCACATTAGTAGTACCATTAGACATACTAGCAGCGCTATCTGTGTGGTAATAGTTAGTTGTGTTAGGTACAGCTGTAGTACCATCTGCATAACCCTTTGGATTACGCTTAGGCATTACTTTAGGAATAATAGGTAACATGTTCTCTTGTTGAACTACACCTGTAGTGCCTTTAGCATACTTACGACCTTCTTGAACCATTTGTTTAATCAATGGTTTATTTTTAGGGTCTTGAGCAGCAGCACGAGGGATAACGGCTTCACCGGGAGTAAGCATAGCAGGGACAGTATCAGTACCCTTAGGTAGCATACGTTGACCCTGACCAAATACTTCAGTACCAGCTAAAGGGTTCTGTGAAGGTAAGCCAATCTTTTGACGATTGATACGCTTAGACTTTCCTAATGGACCACCTAATTCGTTAACCTTTAAACCGTGTAGTTCTTCTTTATGACCAATACCTTGGTTAGCTTTAGCAGCAGTTTCTTGGAGTTTGATCTCATGTAATTGTTGTTTGCGGCTCTCTTCGGACTCCATCTTAGCGGATTCACGAGCCTCTTTAGCGTGGTGTTTAGCCCACTCTCTTTGTTGTTTGCCTGATAATGGCCCCATATGTTTCTCCTTAAGCAAGTACTATAGCTGTGTATGCTGCAGCTTGTTGTGCCGCCGCCGCCTGAGCAGCTTGTTGTAATAACAATGCTTCAATTTGAGCGGCAGTTAGCCCTGCCGTTTGTATTGCTAATCCCGAAGCCTCCGTAGCTTCAGCAAGCGCAACTGCGTCTGAGGTAGCTTTAGCGGCTGTGATAGCGTCTGTGGTACCCTTAGCGGCTGTAACGGTATCTGTAGCTGCTTTAGCTGACCCTGCAATTTCAGCACCTTCAGCAGCAGCAGTGGTAGTAGCAGGTTCTACAGGTGCAGATAGCGGTGCCGTAGGTGTAGTAGGTGTAGTAGGTGCCGTAGGTGCAGACGCTGGCGCAGTAGGCTCAGCTAGTGGACCTAAAGGTTTTGCTTGTAAAGCCTCTGTGCCTGTAGCTGGCCCTTGCACAGGTGATGCTACGGGTGTGGCTGGACCTGCTGTAGGGATAGGAACTGCTTCATCAACAGGCACTGCAGAGGGGTTTGGAGGTGGAGTAGGTTTACCAAACAAAGCTTTATTTGCTTCAGACAAACCCTTTTCAATAGCCTTGTTTTGAACGGCTGTAGTCACTGGTCCTGCTGCTGGCCCATTCATGTTTGCGGGTGCCTGTGTTTGGGGTACTGGAGGCAAAGTATTTGACGTTTTAGGTACTTGTTCTCCTTGCATCCATGCCCAAGGGTCTTGGTAATCAGCCATGATTAGAGTCCTTTACCGTTCGTTACAGCAGATTGTTTAGCAGGAGTACCATAGATAGTAGAAGCATAACGCTGTAGACCTTGCCAATCAGCATCAAGCTGAGACTGGTCAATAGCTCTTTGCTGTGTACCTAAATTAGCTAGGCTAGAGGCACCTGTAGTAGCAACTTGTGAACCTGTAGTTACAGAAGTACCTAGGGCTTGTTCTGCAGCTAGTCTGTTCTGGAACATCTTGTTAGAATAGTCAGCATCTACTTGGGCTAACTTAGCTGTAGTGTCTGCGTTCTGAGCACCTTGCATAACGGCCTGACGAGCAGAACCTAATGTACCTGCCTGACCAAATTGAGTATCCATACCTGCTACTCGTTTCTGAGCGTCTAGTACTACTGCATTCTTTTGAGCTTCTAGTTGAGTTGCGTTAGGTGTATCGGCAAGTGAATTTAATCGTTGTTGCTGCTGTTGAAGAGCAGTTAAACCAGTAGTAGTAGCTTGGTTAACACCTTGAGCGCCTGTAGTGAACGCTTGGTTCTGGAGTTCAGAGGTACCTGCTACGTTGTCTAGATTACCAGCTTCGTATTGACCTTCAGTAGTGGCCATAGCCTTAGATACATAAGGAGCAGCCCATGCAGGGATTGAGTCAACAGTAGTGGCTCCACCACCACCTGTACGGTGTTTTGTTAGTTTACCTTTGATATTGTATTTCATAATTCTTTCCTCATTACTGTATAGACTTCCCTAAATCCGGGAACATACTTAGGAAGGGTCTTAGCCCAACCTTTCCTACCCCATTGTTCAATAGCAACACATCCGCAATCTTTAGCGAAGGCTTCTACAATAGGGAACACTTGTGACTGTAGTTCAAAGTCAATTCCTGCAAAGAGGAAGATATGGAACACTTTTTGTTTTGAATAAGTAAGCACCTCAGTGACACCTGCACCAGTGATAATATCATTATCAAAGATAGCCCATAGCTGAGCTTCATCATTAAGAACTTTTCTTAGGTAGTCTTCTAGCTTTGCTTCACCACAATTCTGATCAATAGCTTTATTTAAAAGAACTGATAAGGTATTCCAGTGAGCTAATATTTCAGCGTGAGATAATATAGTGATCTTCATGGAGTAACTCCTGTAATAATACCTTTATCGACAGTAACAGTTTGACCGTCTGCAATAAAAGTACCTGTATAACCACTCTTATTTTGTAAATCTATTACATAAATAATATCTTCAATAGCCCTCTTAATATGGAATAAATAAGAGTCTAGTTCAGCATCGCCAGTAATTGGTCCATTAAGGTTCATACTTATCTCCTGTCTTTAGCTGCAATATCAATACCAATTAGAGATAATCTCCACGGACCTTCTGCACGGATATCGTAAGATAATAATCTACCTGTTACACGAGGATCAACTTTGTAGCCTTGGCTACGAGCGTCATCTGGTTTAAACACAAATAAGTTACGAGGGTTATCCCAATCGGGAGTGGTGTTAAATGTATTCTCACCTGTAACTCTGATATTAATATCGTTACCTTCAGGTACCATATCAAACACAGGAGTTAAAGAGGTAATATGCATCGAATTAAATAAATCACCAGTGTTTAGCTTTTCTTTTGTTACATATGATTCAAACGGTTTAAATGTATTTGTTGTAGTATCATACATATTGTATTCGCTTGACGTATCCATAATCATTTCATTACCAGTCAACATAATCATAGTATTCTTTTCAGGAATCTCTAAGAATGGTTCTACTCTTAATGAGTTAAACATATATGTAATATTTGGTAAGTCTCTTACGGTCCATACTTTGTTTTTGTAATTATAAATAAGAGCTTCATTACAAGTAATGCTTTCACCTTTAGGGTAGCAAATCCAGATTTCTCTGTTGTAACTATCTTTCTTTACAAATACTTTTGTTTGGTTTGCATAGCTAAGGTTATTAAATAAATATTCTCTTACAAAGTCAGTAGCAATAGAAGTAATATTACCAGAGCCATTATGCGTATAGATATCATTTCTGTCTACAACAAAATGATTACCTTCAAATTCAACAAAGCAATCAGTATTTAAAATACCAAAACTAGTTGAATAAGGCTGTACACGAGTAATACCCGTATTAATAGTCAGCATGTTAATACTGTCTTCTGAATAAATAAACATTGAGCCTCTCAGCTCGCCCATATCTAAGATGGGTGATGTAGTATTTAAATCAAACTCGTCAGCAGTATCAGTTGTTAATCCGGGTTCCCAAATCTGAGGGAATCCACCCGGAGCTGCTTGAGTAGAAATTCTAACAGTAGATGGTGCATAAGTTACAGCACCTGTAGATGTAGTTACAAAGGTTAAGTTAGCGGCAACTAAAGAATAACCTAATGGTTTAATAACCTTAGTTGAGATGGTTACTCCAGAAGTATAATTCCATCCGGGAATATCAGAGAAGGCAAAAGAACTTACATCTGTTGTATAGTTAATATACTTAGGGGTTCTTTGACCGTCATTAATAACTAAAGCATAGCCACCGTTGAACGTGGTAGATTGCCACTGTCGTAGCGAATAAGCGGTATCAGTTACGCCACCACCACTCTCAGCGATCACACCTTGTGAGAGTACTAGTTGAGCTTCTGAATAAGTGTTAATTACGCTGTCAGCTACTATATCTGTAAATTCGGCACAAGCCCATGCAGGTGCTGTAGCACAAGTAGTTGTAGTCTCAATACGAGCTACATCCCACACTAAACCTAGTGTAGTATCTCGCGCAGCTGTAGCATCAACGATAACGCTGTAATCATCTCTAATGAACACATTAAAGTAACCATCAGGGCGTCTCCAAAAGATACCGTAGTTAGGATGATTAACAACGTTAGCGTATAGCTCTTCACCTGTAATAGTACCAACTGACTGGTTCTTAAACCTAACATTACGTACATCAGAGAATACATTCTCAGGGAGAAGTACTTTAGGTGTATCATAAGATACCCCACCTGTACCTAGGTTTAAGATTTGTTTTGTTGGCATATTGTTCCTTTAAATCTTTTCTTTAATAAACATCTTAACCAGTTCACCTACAATATCTGATCTTACAATATCATCTACTGTAAACCTTACAATAGGGATTTCAATACCTGCACGTTCGCACATAGCGCAAAACCTTAGAATATCGTTACCATTATTAATATCTGATTGAGAAGCATCACCCATAAGAATCATTTTGCTATTCTCACCTAAGCGAGTAGTAATAGCTTTTAATTCTTCAATAGTAATATTTTGTACTTCATCAACAAGAATAAGAGAGTTCTCAAATGAACGACCTCTAATAGTTTCGATAGGTTGGTATTGAATGGTATCCTTAGCAAGTAAGTATTCGTATTTGGTTTGTGTTAACTGTTTTTGTAATACCGTAATCATAGGGAGTAGCCAAGGGGCTAATTTCTCTTTGATGTCGCCGGGGAAGAAACCTAATGACCGTCCTGTAGGGACATTACTCCGTGTAAGAATAATATGATCATATGTACCCGACTGAAATAATTGCGCTACCTTTGAGGCTGCACAATAAGTCTTGCCTACACCAGCCGCACCTAAAGTGACTGTGATAGGGAAATACTCAATAGCGTCTAACAATAATCCTTGGTTGTGTGTCTTAGGTTGGATGTGGAAAGAGCGAGGATTTGCCTGAAGCTCTTTTGCCTTGTTACGTTGGTTTCTTTTCAAGATTGTTTCCTATTAGGTACCGATTACGCCGTACGTTTCCAAACGTAAGCAACAATGTATGGTTGTAAATTAGTGTCAGTACCAGAGGTACCTTCTGTACTAATTGACAAATTATGAGTGTGACTACCATCAAAGTTAACTGGGTAGTTAGTTTGAGGTTCACCACCGTTACCACCGTATCCTGAACCTCTTGTGAAGGTACCTGAATACAAGTTTGCACCTGCAGATGTGGGGAACACACCTGTTAGTGAGGTATTAGTAGCAGTACCTGTATGGCTGTGAGATACAAGAGGTGTATTCTTAGAACCACCTGTTTCACCTGCAGTATCAAATAATGGATCAGCAGGGTCAAGACCAACAACGACCCTACCGGAGACAGCTACCCAAGTACCAATACCTAGTAGTGTTGCAGGGTTAGTCCCGTTAGAATAGTTAACATACTGAGAACCAACTGGGTAAACTGAGTTAAGGAACCCAGTTAAAACACTAGATGCTAGTTTAGCAGTAGTGATAGTACCGTCATCAACAGCACCTTTTAATTCAAATACAGTTGTAGCGTTCTTACTGTATATTTTTTTGTCCAACAAGTTAATAGCTAATTCGCCTTCAACTAGCTGTGCTGCTTCAGGAACGGCTCCTGCTGTAGTACTTCTTTTAAGTTGTACGCCTTTAAATTCAGACATAATATTCCTTTAAGCTGCGTGGTATTCTGCTTCTGTGAGGATACCTGATTTATATTTATTTTCTGGACGGAAGATAGTGAGTTCTTGTTGACGCATTTCAGGTGCAAAGCTGATGTGCATCCAACGACCAAACTCGTGAATCATCTGGTCAAACTTAATGCCAGCTTTCTTTACTTCTTGGCATAGTTGGATAGGGGTTAGCTTAGAGCTAGATACGTCAATAGCCCAACCATCCATATGTGAGGATACCTTAGAGCCACCTACAGCTACGTTAACATCAGGTAAACGTAACCATGAGTTAATGTTTAGTGGACCAGTAACAGCACGGAGTTGTTCTAGTTTTTGAGCAGCCATCTTCATGTTCTCTAGCTGTAGAGTAGACGGTTGATTAGGGATACCCATACGAATAGCTGTGTCAGAGTGAGTGGCTTCGTCTAGGGTGAAGTGTTCAGAGAGGTTCATTTAACATTCCTTACTTGGTTATAACGATCAATACAGAGATTCAAGTCTCTTATTGCTTCGTCTCCGTCTGTTGTGATGGTGATAAGAGCTTGACTAGTCTGTCTGTCAAGTTCGGCTCTCGCTTCTGTAGCTCCAGAGGCGGGATTTGATATGGAACTGGGGATTGACAACCGGAGAGTGCCAGCATCAAG